GACTTGACCTGTATTGCTTCCTGTAGTAGTAGTAGTATTAGTTGTTGATTCTACTTCAAAAGTTTTGAACTCATATAAGTCTAAGCTCCATTGGTCTACTTTAGGCTTGAAGCTCCCTGTATGCATAATCCAATTAGCAGCTGCAGTATTTGAAGGCCCATGAGAAGGAGTAAAGTATCTAGTAAATGGAGCAGGAAAAGCTGCAAAAGTTCCTGATGAATCATTTTTCCAATAATCCAAATCCATTATGATTTTTGTATTGAATTTTCTTACATTCTGAGCCTGTCTAGCTATAATTGATTCTGCTAATAATTCTGCTATAGTATATTCTCCTATTACACTATCTTTCCCCCATCCTCCTGTAAATTCTGTAAGCACCCATGCTGAGCCTGTATATACTAAAATTTTAGATGGCCACCATACGTGTTCTGCATCTCCCCATAATATATCATTAACATCTTCATAGTAGGTATCATCTCCTGCTTGATAAACTTGAGTATTAGATGATACAGTTCCTATAGCTCCATTATTAACAGGAGAAAAAATACTAGCTCCTGCTCCTGATGTTATTGAGGAATTAACATAAGTAACTAAATTAGAATCAGGGTCATTTGGAGGATTAACTGCTCCTGTACTAGGCATAGGATAGCACATTCCATGGCCCTCAGTTAAATGCTGAGCATCAGTATCCCACTTAGATACCCATTTATATCTAAATTCCCATTCTCCTGCAGTAAATCTTGTAGCAGGACATGGAAGCCATTGACATTGAAACCAATTAGCTCCTGCACCATTTGAGCCTCCATGAGCTAAATCTACTGAAGATATACCTACAGGAAGCTCATAATAGGCATCTCCATATAGACAGGCCGTTACAGGCTGCCCTACATTAGTAACCCATTCTACAGTATTAGCAGTTGCTAGATTAGTTAAATCTGCTCTATACCATGTAGTAGTTCCTACTTTTTTAGCTTCTACTGTCCATTGAGAATGGAAATTAACAGGAACAGAATTATTGTTTGTAAATTGTACCCATATCTCTTGATAGAATAGTTGGTCATTACTTCCATCAAATTCAAAAATTCCAATAGTTTCATAGGCCACTTCATAATAAGGAGAGCCTACTGTAGTAGGCCATGGGCTAGTAAGCTCAGGAAATTTTGTGAAATAATTCACATTAGATACTGTCATGAAGTCTACTGTAACTTTTTTAAAAGCAGGAAGTACACCATATTGAGACCCTGCAAGTTTTTTGTTTGGTTGATTCAAAGCTACAGGAAGATAATATCTACTCCAATCTAAATCCAAAGCATTTCCTGAAGATGTTTCTGTAGTACCACTTATATTGTATCTATGATAAGGTATATTTGTAGGAGCAGCTAAAAGTCCACTATTATTGTTTTCAAATAGATGAACTTGTATGAAATAGAAAGTATTTTTCCATACAAAGCATCTCATTCCCCAAACTTTACAGATAGCCTTTAAAGCATCATAGCAGCTCATAGCTCTATAATTTAATACTCCTGTATCTCCCTCTTTAGTATAGAATTGGTCAGCTGAAATTTTGCTTAAGGCTAAAGGGTCTCCTGTAGCAGATGCCATCTGAGCATTATACCAATTTGCAGATGTTTGAATCTTTGCATTAGCATTAGCTCCTTTATCAGTAGTAGCATATCCTGTATAATAAAGTATTCTCCCTATCCATCTTATAAATTGATAGGAACTTCCATATTGCCCTGCAGGATTATTAGGATGAGGAAGCCATGTATCAGATTTTACATATAAATGATTAGAAGATTGAGCAGTTTCTTCAGGCACAAAATCATAATATTTCAATGCTGCTAATCCATCTATAGCAGTTAAATTAACTACATAAGGCATAGCAACATCAGGGTCATCAGATAAATCATTTAAGAGATACCCTGCAAATATAGGGTCATTATCAGGTTTTAAAGCATAGTTAGCTCCTGCTACATAAAGATATACATAAACATCTCTCTCACTTCTACTTCTTAATTCAGTAATATATCTAGCATCTCTAAATCTAGATACCATAAATTCTATATTTAATGTAGAAGGTTTTAATGGAGAATACATTTTACTATCCTCACTTCCAAAATCTACTGAACAGGCATTTTTTCCTAATACTCCTACTTTGTTAAAATAGTCTACTCCTGCTATTTGGTCATAAAATTCTAATACATATTTAATCCCTGCAGTAGATATGAATTTGAAAGTATAAGTTTTATTATATGCCATTAGATGTATCTTTCTCTTTTTTCTGTTGTTATATCATTTGATAAATAAATATCAGTACCTTTTAATACTCCTCCTACATTTAATGATACATCCATTTCTCCTCCTAGCATTTGCTTTAACTTAGATAATGGAGCTATCACTTCAGGGTCATTAGCAGCATTAGGATTATCTCCTACTATAGCATTAGTAGGCCCAAATGCTAATCCTCCTTTTGCTAATGGTAAAGGAGTAGAAGCAATAGTAGCTATTTGAACTGCTCCCATAGTTCCTACTAAAGCAGCTAAGAATATATTAGGTAAAGCAGATGCAATAGCAGCTGCAGTATTCATAATTGCAGTAGCTATTTGAATTTTCTTCTCTCTTTGTGCTTGTTTACGTTGAATAGCTAGTTTTTTAGCATCCATTTTTTTATCTAAAGCAGCCTGTTTAGCATCAAAGTTTTCTCTTATTCTAATCATTGCTTCAGACCTTTGCTGAGCTGATTGATTACTTCCTGCTACTTTTCTAGCTTCTCTTTCAAATTCTTTTTCTAAAGCCTCATTAGCTAATTTTTGCTCATTCTCTAATAGCCTATTCTCTTTCTGACTTTGAGCAGCCCACATCCCTCCTATAGCATTTAATATTTGCCCTGTAGTTTGAGCAAATTTTTGCAATCCTTTAGCTAATCCTTCTAATCCGTTTTTATTTGTATTTTTGAGCCAATTATAGAAATTTTCCCAAAGAGTTTTCTTTCCCTCTAAAGTTTTATTAAGTTCTGAATTGCCTCCATCATCTCCTCCCCCTGAGCCTCCATCATCTCCTTTTCCTCCTGTAGGAACTGCTAATCCACCTCCTCCTAAAGCTCCTTCTAGTTTTTTTCTTACTATAGATAGTTTATTTTTAAACCATTCCTCAATATTATCTACATTATTTTGGATATCATCTTCTGTAATGAACTCAGCTTTTTCTCTAAGCATAGCAGCTCCATCACTTACTGCATCTGCTATATCTTTTCCATATTGAACAAATCTAGCATTATCTCCTAGAGTATCTTCAATATCTTTTTCCATGCCTTCCATCACTTGCATGATTCCTTTGCCCATTATTACTGCTCCCTCTATTCCCTGAGTAAATGCTCCTTTTATTATATTTCCAACTCCTGAAAATAATTCTACAGTATTAGCTCCTAAAGTTTTTAATGTAGCCCAAATATTTCCTAAACTATATTTAACAGTAGCCCATAATATTTTAAATGATGTAGAAATTCCTGCTACTGCAACTCTAAATAATTCAACTTCATTATATAAATCAATAAAATAATTGATAAAATCTACAAAGATTTTTTTAGTTTGAGGCCAATTATTATAGATAACTGTAAATATAGCTCCTATTGCTACTACTACTAATCCTGTAGGAGTTAAGATAGCTCCTAATGCAGTTACTAATCCTCCTGCTAAAGTCATTAAAGGCCCTGAGAAAGCTAACAATGCTGCAGCTCCTACTACTAAGGCTTTAGTACTTCTATCTAATTCAGTAAATCCTTTTGCTATTTTAGTTCCAAATTCTGCTAATTTTGTGAATAATGGCATCACTATAGCTCCTAATTCTGCAGCTGCATTCTTTAGGTTTTGGAATGCCTGTTGCATTTTAAATCCTGCAGTTTCTGAGAATGTATCAAATCCTTCATCTACCATTCCTACACTAGTATGCAATCCATCTAATACATTTCCATAGGTTTTAGTTTGATTTCCTAATACCCCTAATACCCCTTTTAAGGCTTGAGATTTGCTAAAAAATTGAGTTAAAGGAACATTATTTTCCTCAAAAGCATCTTTAATGGATATAAGAGTAGCTCTCAATCCTCTTTCTCCTAGCATTTGTCTAACACTATCTCCTGTCATTCCCACCTTATTTAAGGCTCTTTCCATTTGAGGAGTAGTCTTAGCTAGTGCCATCATTACTCCTCCGAAAGAAGTAGTAGCTGATTTTGCATCTCCTGTTGTTTTAGTATAAGTAGCTATAAATGCATTCACTTCCTCAAAGGAAATTCCTAAACTTGCAGCCATTCCTAATTGAGTTCCTAATACTTCAGCTAAATCTTTAGCTTCAAACATACCTTCTCTAACTGCTCCTCCAAATATATCTAAGGCTTTAGCTGCAGAAAGATTAGCTTTCCCATAAGCATTCTGAGCTGCAGCTGCTACTTTAGCCAAATCAGATTGCTCTCCTAATCCTATAGCAGTAGCTTTTGATACTGCTTCTAAGGTTTCCATAGCATTTGCTCCCCTTAATCCTGCAGAAGTTAAAAAGAATAATCCTTCTGCTAATTGCTCAGGAGCTTGAGCAGTTTCTCCTGAAAGCCTCATTACATCTTTAGAAAGCTCATTTACTTCTTTTGATGAAATACCCACTAAGGTATTTATCTTAGTCATGTTCTTCTGAAAATCAATAGCCATCTTAGCTCCTGCTACTGATATTGCTGCAAATGGAAGGCTAAAGCTAGTAGTAATAGACCTTCCTATAGCTTTCATTTGACCTCCGAATCTTGTTAATCTTTTTGAGGCTTTATTCAATCCTCTAAAGAGAGGACTAGTTACTGCATTTATTACTACATTTAATGAGGCTAAGGCTTTTTTAGGCATTTTTCTTTAGTTTTTTTTCATTTAACTCATCTAACTTATCCTGATATTGAGATTCTCTTAATAATCTTTCTATATCAGCTTTAGCAGTTTTTTTAGCTTTCTTTTCCCATTCAAAAGTAGTTATCTTTTTAGGAGAAATACTCTTTTTTAAATGAGGATTAATTATTACACAGGCCATCCATCTTGCTCTTTCCCATTCAGCTTGTTGATTTTGCATATACATCTTCTTATATCCTATTTGAGCATTAGCAAAATTCTTTGGATTCATATTATATAAATCCTCATAGCTCATTCTCAATTCCCCAAAAGCAATCTGCTCTATCAAATCAAATGTTATTTCTTGACTTGAGCTGCTTTTTGCTTTTTTTTTCCTGTTGCATCAGGGTGCTTAATATTATGGCCCATCTGCTCTCCAAATATTTCTAGAGCAGTAGTCAATCCATTCATATCAGAATCTAACATATCTCCTAAATCATCTATAGTCAAATTAAACTCCTCTCCTGATTTTCTGCATCCCTCCTCAATACCAACTAATACTAAATGTAGAGCTTGGTCTAATGTCATATCCTCCCCTAGATTCATTAGTTTTTGAAGTGATGTTCCTGTAATTCCACAGTATTTTCTTAGGCCATTAAAGCCAAAAAATATAGGGAATTTTTTTCCTGCTATTTCTATTATTTCGTAATTCATTTTTTTTTCTTAAAGGTTAATAAAAAGAGGTCATCCTAGCCTCCCCTTTAAGAAATAAAAAGGAAGCTAAGAATCTCTCTATTGTTTTATGATACAGTAGCTTGAGTTAAAGTTCCTGTCCCTGAGAATGAAGCACTCCATGTAGAGCTATCTTCATTAGGAGTATCCATACTTAATGAAGTCATAAAAGCATTTCCACTCCATTTAATATCTCCTGCTTCTTCTGTAGAGAATTTTAATTCAAATTCTGTTCTAGTTGCTATATAGCTTGAATATAATTCATTAGCAGTTAATCCTGCTATTGCTCCTCCTGAGCCATCTACAAATATTAACATTCCATCTACTGATACTTCCCAATCTCTTTGACCTTCTAATTGGTCTCTCCAACCTCCACTATCTTTCGTAGAAGTATCTCTAAGGTTATGATTGATAGATATAGAAGCAGTAGTAGCATAAGCTATTTTTGTACCTGCAGCATAAACTGCAAATTTTGTTCCATTTAATACACCATTTGTTGCCATGTCTTTTTCACTTTTAAATTAATTAATTTTCTTTTACTATAGTATTCAATTTTATAATCCCTGATTAGTTCCTGTATTAGTTTGCCTTAATAATTCTACTCCTGATATGTTTACTGAAAAAGTACTATTTTCTTCATTAGGAGTATCAATTTCTACAGAAGTTACATATCCTGAGCCTACCCAAGATTTGTTGTTACTTCCCAAAGGAAAAGGAGCTACCTTCAATCTAACTCTTAGCCTTCCTAATACATAGAGCTTCATTAAGTCTACTATGCCTGTATATAAAGGATATGCACTCCATGTAGTACCACCACTATTTCTGAAAGCTAATAAATTATTACATTCTACACTCCATGCTCTATCTCCTGCTACATAAGTATTCCATGCATTACTTTCTCTACAGGTTGTATCCCTGATTTGATGTTCTACATTCCATGTAGTAGAAGTAGATAAAGCTAATACTTCATTCCCTAAATAAAGAACTATATCCCCTCCATTTATTACTCCATTTAAAGCCATCTATGATAGATATAATATTACTGCTTTATCATTACCATCAGTAGTAGTTATTGTAAAATTACAATAGCCATCTGAATCATTATATGCTTCTACAGGAAATGGGCCTATCAATACACTACCTGAAGCTGCTACTGTTTGAGATGGATTGCTTTTTGTTAAATCTCCATATATCTCACTCTCTACAGTAGTTACTTCTGCAGTTACTGCTATAACTTTACTAGTTTCAGTAGATTCATTTAAATATAAAATAAATTCTCTACCTGTATTTATAAATTTATTAGCTGCATCTATGCTAGTATATGTATAAGCTAAACCTGCTTCAATTATTTCTTGACTAGTTAATGTTGCCATCCTCTACTGATTTTTTAGTTTTTTTCTTAGGTTTCTTATCTCCTTTCATAGGCTCACAGATTCCTTCTGCTAATAATCTTACATAAGTATCTCTACATCCTGCATATTTTTGCCCTGCTTTATACTCTTTTCCTGAAGGAGTAGTATAATCTTTTATTAAAATTAAATCTTCCATAGTTTGTTTTTTAAGTATTACTAATATTTATTCTTGTTATTCTTAAAGAGAAATCTAGATGCTTAATGTAAATCCCTCTACTTCCAAAATCATCATCATAATCATCAACACAATTTTCATATACACATGAATCTAATGCTATATCAGATGCATAAGGAGATGTAGCAGCTCCCCACTCTCTATCTAATGCCTGTCTAACTGCTACTGCAATATTCTCTACTGCTAAATAAGTTTCAGCAAAGCAAGATACTTGAGCAGTTGTAACATCTAAGATGCTTCTTTGAGAAATTATAGGGTCTCCTGTATTTTCATCTCCTGTAGTATTTGTAGGTATTGAACTTATTTCTCTATAAGTAATATATGGAGGAGCAGTTGATTGCTCAGCTCTCAATGCAAATATAGATGCTGCAGGTACTAAATCAGTTAGATTTGAATAACCTGAAAGAATTGGATATATAATAGCTCCTGTTCTCATTATCTATATAATCTTTTTAATCCTTTAGTTTCTCTTTGTAGCACTTTTTCTACTACCTTTCTAGCTCCCTCTAATAATATTGCTCCTGCAGCATTTTGCTTCATTTCCCATGCAGGTCTCATAAAAGGATGAGGAGCAGCATGAGCAGTACCATATTCAACCATTGCTCCATAAAATCCTCCTCCTCTTTGATTATTTTTCTTAGCTGAGCCTCCTGTAGCTTTTGGCCCTACATATAAAGCAGGAAGCCTTCTAGAAGCTCTAGTGCTAAAGGCTTTAATACTTCTTTTTAAATCCCCTTCATCATTATTAATATTTGCTCTAGCTTGAGCTATAATAGGCTTCGCAGCTTGTCTAAATACGGCCATCATCAACTTATTTCTTTTAACCTCATAAGGTATTTGCTTCAATGCTTTTTGAAGCTCTCTCATTCCTAATACCTTTCTAACATTCAATTCCATTAGTTATTGTCTTTTGAGGATGCAGTTAATTTAGTCATTTTATGCCTCCCATCTATATGAGCAATTTTTTCTATGTAAAATTCACTTTGAGCTATCTCTTTTATAGATATACTTTTTACAGTTATACTAGTAGTATCTTTAATATTTTGAAATCTGAATACTTGAGAAGTAGTTTGATAGTATCTAAATGAATGAGTTCCTACTGTAGCAGCCATAGTTGAATAAGCAGCTCCATTATAATACTGTAAAAAAGGAGCATTTGTTATAGCACTTACTTCATATCTAACTTCATAAAATTTTCCTACAGTAAGTATATTAGCTCCATTAGAGCCATCTCTAGCTTCTAAGATACAATCCTCTCCTGTTACTCCTGCATTATTTAATATTACTCCTGCAGATGAATCATAAGTGATAGTACTGCTCCCTGTTACTGTAGCAGCCCATCCACTTCCTGCAGTACCTATTGCAATAGAATCATCAAAATTAGGATTAATAAGAATCTCTCCTCCTGCATTTAGATTATGTCTTATCCTCCAATTAGGATAGATTAAATCTTTAAAAGTTTCATATCTGATATAAAAATCTACAACAGTTTTCCCTGTCATTTGGTCAGCATCCTCTCTCTCATTTCCTCCTCTCCATACCATGTAGGCCCACACACTTGAATCTCCTCCTGTTGCATTACTCCAACTAGTATCCTGAATCCCTCCATAGTTTGCATTTGCTGAATATGTAGGCTTCTCTATAATTACAGGAGTATCTAGATTTCCTACTGATATCATAGTGTTTGAATTTTATATGGATTCATTAGATATTGAGCAGTTTTAGGAATTTCTGTAGCTATTTTTCCTACTATAACTGATTGCCTATTTTCATACATATCAGCTACTACTATTTTAATAGCTTGAATGATAGGGTCAGGAATAGCTCCTGCAGATGCCCATCCTACAACATAATCACATCTCCATGCTTGAAATACTTCATCAGTATTAGGAATTGTAGAATCATCATTAGCATATAATCTAGGAGGTTTTATATGTTGTACTAATTCACATGATGACCCAAAATCAACCCAAGAGCCTCCACTCTTATACTTTACTGCAAAAGTTCCATCAGTTATAGGACTTTTAAAAAGAATATTTAAGTCTGAAAATTTATTTCCATATTGCCTCAATGATGTATCTAATAAAAAGATATTACAAAACTCCTCTATCCTTTGTACTGCAGCCTTTTCTAATGCAGCTATATAATCATCATCATCTGAAAATGTAATTCTCAAATGAGTTTTTAAGTCTGCAGTACTAACTATTTGAGTATCATGATATGCAACTACTTCTAAATATTTCATTTTTTTTCTGTTTTTTTCTTATCTAGTGATTTGCTTGTATTGTATTATCTCAAAAGTTTAATAGTAGTACTTATCAACATCACTAAAGTTTCTTAAAGAGCCTCTAAATACCCTTAAACTGCATTTAGAGATTTTTAAAAAAAGGGAGGAAAAAAGAGCAAAATAGCTCTAATTTCCTACCTAATTTCCAATTAAATTATGCCTCAATCAATTTAATGAATGAATCATTTTGAGTAGCATCAGCATCAACTAAGCTAGTAACAACCATTCTTGGAAGGCCTTTAGCAGCTTCAGTATATGGGTCAAATAAGATATCTAATCCACCGAATTGAGCTATATGTACTTTAGAGAAATCTCCAAATAAAGCATGAGCTTTAGCAGAAGTTCCTGAAGCAGCAACATTTCCTGATTGGAATGCATAGTAGCCATTCAATCTTCTATCTCCATTATCCCAAATAGGAGAAACAGAAGCAACTTGAGCTAAAGTTTTTACTGTTTTGTAAGCATCCATATCTAACAAGTATGCCATTCTAGCTCCTTCTCTTTGTACTCCTAAAGCTAGAGCATCAGTTTCCATTTCAACCCAATCAGCTGCAGTTACTGCAGTTGGCCCTGCAGTTGCATCAGCAAAGATAGATTCAGGAGCATTAGATACATCTCCTGTATCAAGTACTGCATACTCTAAAGCTGCAGCTAATTGCTGAGCCATATTTCTTTGAAGATTAGCTTCTAATGATGGATTTTGCATCATTGATTCAGATGTCATGTTTACTACTGAGATTAGTTTTTTAGGAGTTAATGTTACTGCAGATAAATTTCCTGCAGATGAAGCAGCACCTGATGAGCCATCCTCAGATACCCATGTTGAAGATATTCCTGAGAATACAGGGAACTTCATATCATTAATACCAAAATAAGTGTTTGCACCTGCACTAGATAAAACTAAATTTTTCTCAAGTTGGTCAGTAAAGCTCATCACTTCCTCATTATTAACTGAAGCAGTACTCCATGCTCTTGTTAATACTGAAGCAGGAATCCCATATCCTTTGATAGTTGTTCCTGTGTAACGTGATTCATTGATAGCTTCATCATGCATCTCTTTATAAATTCCCTCTACTTTACCTGAGTAAGCAGCTCTTACTGCACCCTGAAAAGTAAACTTCCCTAAGTCTTTATCTTGAGTAGGAGTTACTTTAACACCACTAATAGAAGCAGCAGTACGTAATTCCTTTTCTACTCTTTCAGCTCTTTCTATTTGAGTATCTAGAGTATCTATTGAAGATAGAGTATTATCTACTTCAATAGTTTCAGCCTCATTCAAATTTCTTGATTCTCCTTCAGCAGTATTTTTAATGCTTTCTAGAGTTTCAACTAAAGCTGAACGGCTTTCTTTTAATTCTAAAGATTTTTTCATTTTTTCTTTCTTTTTAATAAATTAATTTTCAATTTTAATAAACTATTCAATTCAAATTCTTTTTCCTGCTCCTTTCTTTTGTTTTCTTTATCAATGAAATTAGACCTTACTGCTAAAGCTAGATTATCAGCAGAAGGATATGCAGGCAACGAAACAGGGGAGACGTCAAATAAGCGACTGACTTTATGGATGATACGGATATCATTTCCATCTTCATTTCTCTCCCATGAATCTCCTTCCTTCCCCAAAGTAAAAGCAAAACTACTTTGAGTAATATTTCCATTTTTAAGATTTTCCTTCAAATCTCTACCTGCAGTAGTATTAGGAATATCTAATTCATATTTAAGTCCTTTCTCATCTACTGCTAATCTAAGAGTTCCTGCACTTACTCTACCTAGTAAATAATTAGGGTCATGATTAAAATAAGCTCTCACATCATTATCTAATACATCATCAAAAGCATTTGGCATGATTTTTTCCCTAAATCCTCCCAAGTCCTCACTCAAAGAATTAAATACTGCAGCATGGCCTACTACTACATCTTTTCCTTCTTTAGAATCTAATCTGCTTTCTATATTAAAAAATCTTTTTTCAGATGTATGCTTTTTATCCCATACATCCACCTTCTCCATACTTCTTGAGCTATATGTGTTCTGAGGGTCTTGTTCTAACTCATCTTCAATTTCTTCATCTATATCTTCCTCAATTTCTTCATCATCTGATACATGGCCTTCTTCATGGTCTCTATCTATCTCCTCCATAGATTCAGTTTCATCCACCTCCACAATTTCTTCAGTATCGGCTTCAGTAGTTGCATCAGTATCTTTATCATAAATGATTGTAATGGTTTTTTCATCTTCCTCTATTGATATTATATGTCTTTTTTTAATTTCTCCCATAGTTTTTTCTTTTTGTTCTAATTGTGATTCACAAATAGCATATCTTTGCTTCTCATCATATTCTGCTACCATAGTAGGGTCTATCATACACCTATCTAAAAATTCTTTTTTAGTTTCTTTATCTGTAGGCTCAGGAATCGGCATCAGTATTATTTTTTTCTAAAGTTCCTCCTGCAATAATATTCTGTAATGTAGCCATATTTAACTGCATGAAGTGATTCTCTCCTCCTTCTATTGTTGGAAGCTCCTCATATTGTCTTATCTCATCAATGCTCATTGCTCCTATATTGAGCATAGTTCTATAGTAATCAGCTCTATCTTTTGGAGTTCCTCTTAGTAAAGCATTTACTGCAAACTTAGTATGAACTTTTCCAATCTCATTTGTACGGAATAATTTGCAATTCATTTCTGATTCCATCATAACTATATAAGGCATCAATGAATATTGCACAAACTCTCTAGATTGTTCTGATATATTATTGAAGCTAGACTTAGTTAAATCTCTTAATAAATGAGGAGGTAAATTATATAATCTAGCTATTTCACTAATTGAAAATTCTCTAGATTTTAGGAACTGAGATGCTTCATTTGATAAGCTAATCTGTTGAAACTTAAGGCCTTCCTCAAGTACCATTGTCTTGTTAGAATCATTCACATTAGTATAATTCTCTTTGAAAGATATTCTCAATCTATTTATTGCCTCATCTGATAAATGCCTATCAGTTGATAATACTCCTGATACTTTTGCTCCATTGCTGAAAAAAGAATTTCCATATCTTTCTAAAGCTATTCCATATCCAATAGATGCTGCTCCAACATCTACAGGAGACATTCCAATAAGTCCATCCTTACTCATGATTTTAAAGTGAAGGATGTCATAATGGTCTACAACTCCTCCCTCCTGAAGCTCATAATATATTACTCCATCATTCTCTACTAATTTAACTTTAGTAACATCTAAAGGCAATAATTCAACAGGCCTACCTGCTCCATTTCTATTGATATATACGAAAGAATTTCCTCTAGTTAATAAATCCATCATACACTTTTGCACAAAAGTATAAGTAGTCATATTATCATTAGGCTTTCTATGAATCAAATTATATATAGAATGATTATAGGCTTGAGCCTTATTTCCCACTTTATCTGTTTCATATATACCTAAAGGAAGCTGAGCTACTGATTCTGATAATATTCTAATAGATGCCCATACTGCAGTAAAATTCATAGCAGTTTCATCTGACACTACTACTCCTGCAGTAGACCCTCTAGCTGAAGTCATTGCATCATAGAATGCATTTCTCTTTTCTTTTCCTGTAAAAATTCCTTTGATTGTATCTAATATCCCCATATTGTGAGCTAATTATAGCTTACAATTATACGATATTAAAAGGGTTTGATTATGTAACTTTGTTTCTATTTTTTCTATTCTTAGTAACTCTAAAAGAATCATAGGAAGCATATCTCCTCCTCCCAAAGTTTTTCTCATATTCATGCTCAGTTAAATCATAAGCATCTTCATAAGTTTTTGTTATTTTGCAATTCTTATGAAACCTTTTTTCAAATCCTGCAGGACTTAATAAAGCTAATATTTCTAATTCCATTTTTGTTTTTTAAAAAGTTAATAATCCTCTATCATCATATATTGAATCTCCTTCATGTTCATCTGTAAGCATCTCCCCAATGCTCATCACTAGTGCTATCATGCCATCCACCTTTTCTGAGCTTCTTTGTTTGTTTATTTTTATATTGTCTGCAGGGTCAGTTTGAATACTTACATTCTCACATTGCCATCTTAATACAGGATTATTGAGATGATTGATTTCTTTTTTTAATACCATTTTTTCTAGCTCTTTAGTAGGAGCTGACATACTCCTATATCCCTGTCCAAATTGCGACATAGGAATACCATCCTCCTGAGATAGTTGGATGATTAATTGACTAGAATTCCATCTATCAAATGCTATAGATTGTAAATCATAATCCTTTATTATGTTATTGATATCTCTCCTGATAAATCCATAATCCTGAACATTTCCTTCTGTTGCTTTTATATATCCATCTGCAATCCACTCATCATAGGGGAGCTTGTATTTCCTCCCTCTTAATTCTGCAGATGCTTCAGGACACCAAAACCATACCAATACTACATCCTTTTGCTCCTCCATAGGAAAGAATAAAACAAAAGAGCTTAAGTCCATAGTACTTGCTAAATCTAATCCTCCCCAACATTTTTTGCCTTTTAATGTTTCTAAATCTATCTCCTCATAATTTTCCATCCATACACTATCAGAAATCCATTTTGTAACATTAGTAGTCCAAAGATTAAGATGTAATCTCTTGAAAGTATTCTCATAGCTAGGAAGCTCAGCTGCTCTCTTTGCTTCAGTTTTTAAATAATCTTCAGAAACAGAAATTCCTAAATTAGGATTAGCTTTTTTCCAAGTAGTAGGATTTTGTATATCATCATCTTCATCTGCAGCATAGATAACAGATAGATGAGTATCATCATTTATGATTTTATTTTTTACTTTCTCAGAATAGGAATGAACTTCCCAACAAATATTCCCATCTGTTTTGGATGCTCCTGCAGTAGTCATAGTGAATAAAAGAGGCTGAGTTCTAGCTCCTGTTCCTGTTACCATAGTATCATAAAGCTCTCTAGATTTCTGAGTATGTAACTCATCAAATAAAATAGCATTAGGATTATGTCCATGCTGAAGGGATGCATCTGCAGATAATACTCTATAAGTATTTCCTTTATTAGGGAATGTAATTGAGTTTCTAAATACTTTAGCTTTAGAGCTTAATAAAGGGTCTAGCTGAATCATTCTCTTAGCTAAATCAAATATAATAGATGCTTGATTTCTATCCCCTGCACAGGAAAAAATTTCTGAGCCTAATTCTGAATCTGCAAATAGCATATAGATTGCAACACTTGCTCCTAGTGTACTCTTACCATTCTTTCTAGGAATCTCACAATATACACTTCTATATTTTCTTAATCCTGTTTCTTTATGCTTCCATCCGAATATAGGCTTTATCAAATCCTCCTTTTGCCATTTCTCAAGTATAAATTTTTGACCTGCTTTCTCTCCTTTGCAATGCCTGATATGAGTTTCTATAAAAGCTACTGCTCTCTTAGCAGCTTCCTCATCAAAATAATATTTATTTTTTTTACTCAAAGAAATTATATTCTGTATTATTTTGTATTAATGTAGGTTGATTGATAGAGCTTCTAGCTGATGGAGTAAAACCAAATTGAGTAGCTATTTTTAATGCTCTATCTAAAGCATCATTAGCAATCTTTTGATGAGGTACTGATTGAGAATGTTTGATTGTACCATCAGGATTTTTAAACTCTTGAATCCTTCCATGCTCTCTCAAATGCATTTCAGTTTCTATATGCAAACTAATAGCATTACAATATGCTTCTAATAATCTCAAATCAATCTGATGAAGCATCTGCTTATTATATAACTCTAAGCACACCTTATGCCACTCATTTTTTCCTATCTCAGATAGCCATTGAGGAGGCTCAGGAATAGAGGATACTAATGATACTTTCATTTCATTATCCAATACTCTTTCAGCTTTCAAAGTCCCCTGTAGTTCTTTTACTCTTGTAGGAGTTTTTTTCCTTCCTCTACCCATTATTCTTTTTTCAATGTAGGCTCAGTACGTATTAAATAAGGAACTCCAAATTCCTTTGATTGCTCTTGCATATACTTACCACACTTACAAAGAGCTTCCCTAGTTCGTACTTTTCCATCCACTACTTCTAGAGTAGCTTTTTGGAGTTTAAGTTTATTCCCACAATTTTTACATATATAATTCAACATTATCTTCCCTGACCTTTATAAGGTTTTACATATTGCTTCCCTCCCTTTGTTCTGCTTTTATTTTTGGAATGGATGCCTTTTCTTTTCTTTTGTTTCTTTTCTGCAAATGTAAAAAATTTAGCTTTAGCCATTTTATCTCTTTTTATTATTCATATTCATTAGGCAAAAGAAGCCTAATTCCTAGCTCACTTATTGCCCACACTCTAATCTCCTCAGCATATATTTCAAATGCTTTTGTATTTAAATCTGTAGTAGACCCTACTTTATTTAATCCTATTTTCTTATTATTTATTTCTATCATCTCCCATTCTGAAAGAAACTTAGTCCTCAAAATTGAATGCATTTCATCAGGGAAGTAGCCTAAAGAATTAGCTAATTCCTGCACTATACATTTCCAATAATAGCTATTCTGATTAGTGCTTCTAGTGTTTCTTTTCTTTTTCACTTCTACTATATAATTATTATCTAAACTTTTCAAAAATTCAAAAAGCATTCTCTTATCTGAATTATCTAATATTAAAAATTTCATTTAGCTCTATTTTTAGCTATACTAATTTCTCTCCTCCTTTTTAGTTCATCGCTAATAATCTTATATATTCTACTATAAGCTACATCATATTTCTTTTCCATTTCTTTCATACTGTTTGCATTTGGATTCTTAAAAAAATAATCTATAACTTTTTCAGCTAATACTTCAGGT